ATCATCAGTATATGTGCCTTGATAACCACCAATTCTTTCTACTGTTGATCCTGCATTTCCAGTTTGATAATAGCCAAGCACATGATCGTGATTTTGTTGTGGATTGTTAGTGTCAGGAGCAGTATCAAATTCAGTTTGTTTAACGCCATTAATAAAAAGTTGTACTCTATTAGTTGGAGATGCTTGAGTAGAATCAAATGCCCAAACAACATGATACCAAGCACTAGGATCTCTTAATAGTCTCTTTGAAATAATACTCATTGTGTTACTGTCTCCGATATACTCTATTACTTGAAGTCTATCACCATTGAGTAAAAGTGAAAATATATCTGCAACTCCACCACCAGAACCTTTAGTCCAAAAATATGGACTTCCGGTATCTAGGTCACCTTTCATCCACCAACTAAAAACTGCTTTTCTTCTACTAGCTGATGGATCACTTGCCATTTTTCTCCACAAAGTAGTATGTTCACTACGACCATTAAATTTAAGTGATTGAGTTGCAAGACCATTATAAAACTCTTGTCCGGGATTAGCAAACCAAAATGAACCTGCACCTGTCATATATTAAGCCTCTGCAAATGCTAGTTGAGCAGCACCAAGATGAATCTTGCCGTCTGCTTGTACAAAATAAGGTACAATATCTATAGAACTAGCTGCCGTGCTTAGTGTAATTGATGTTGCACCTGCTACAAAATATCTGTCATCAGCATGTGATAATGTTCTACTACCTGTACCATCTTGTATAAATACAAATATGCCTGATTGCCCTGCGACTTCATCTCCCGGGTCAGTTAATGTTAAATCACCTGTTAGTGTCCATATAAAGTTAGTATATTGAGAAAAGTCAGGAGCAGTGCTTCCACTAACACTCGTATTAGTATTTGTATTAGGCACATTACCTTGATTAAATACTATAGCTGTACCATTTCCTGCATCAGATGATATGCTATCTAACGCAATGCTACCAACGTTAGTGATATTATTCTCACCACAATCTAAACCTGCTGCGAGAGTAATACCTCCACCATCTGCTATAGTTATAGCATCATCTCCATCTGTAAAAGCAATCTTAGTTGTTTGCACTTCTCCGGGAACATTTATACCTGCCGCGGCATCTAATATCTTCATATTAGTTGCATCACCATGATCAGTAAAAACTAAATCTTTACCGTTGGTTGCAAGTTTAATTGTTACATCTCCAGAGTTACCCTCTGTAAATCTTAATACTTCTGATCCTGCATCTTTAAATACAAATATACCTGTATGAGCATCTAAATTTAGAGCATCTCCTGAGTCAATAGTTATTGGATTAGCTGCGATGGTTACACCTGTAGTGCCATCGTGTGTTAATGTAGCATCGCTACCAGCACCTAATGAAAGAACAGCAGAGTCTGATAATAATTTTAAGTCATCTCCAATTATAGCATCTTTAGCTACACTCAATCCACCGTCAGTTTGTAATGCACCATCAGTAGTGGATGTTGCTTCTGTTGTATCATCAGTGATTAATCTTCCACTAGCAGTTATGGCAGTAGCACCTAATGTTCCAGCCACAGTTAATGCACCATTGCCTAGTGTTAATAAATCTGTATCATTTGCTCCA